TTTGGTTGGGCAGTACATTGGTGATGCCGATATTGACGATGAATTGCAGGGTGCCGCCGACCGCATTGAAAAGCTGGAGGAGGAATTGCATAGTTGTTTTCACCGTATTGAAAAACTACAGCAGGCACTGCGGGCAATCATTGTGCATTGTGAAGTGCCAGCACCGCCAAATGCGGAAGCATTAAAAATGTTTTCCCGAAAAGCATTGGAGGGACACAAATGACTGATGATCTTGTGAAGCGCTTGCGGTGCGAAGAACACTGGCCTCTCGATTGGGGTGAGGCTGTCGAATGGTGCCGCGAAGCCGCCGACCGCATCGAGAAGCTGGAGGCGGCGCTGCGAAGAATCAAGGACATGCACGACGGCCTTGTGGATGACCTCGAAGAACGCGATGATAGAACGTACTTCATCGTTATTGGCGCACTGGAGGGGAAAGATGACTAAAGCTCCTTGGAAGTCTAAAAATTTAATAACACGTTTGCGTTGGTGGGGTTTTAAGTTTTGCGGCAAGGGTGATCAAGAAAATCTTGCATCCGATGTTATGTGTGATGCTGCCGACCGCATCGAGACGCTGGAGGCGGTGCTGCGGGAGATTGTTGAGCTTACTGAAGTAACAGGAAAGGGGGGTTATCTTCTTGGTTTTACACCGGCAGACATCGCCCGCAAAGCACTGGAGGGGAAAGATGCTGAATAGGCGCTTCAACAACCGTCACAAGTTCAAGCGCTGCCCGATCTGTACCCTCACCACAGGGCCGATGCACCCGCAGGAAGGTCCGCTCAAGGATCTAGGATACCACGGCACCCACTACGCTCATATCTCATGCGTAGTGGACGCCAGAGCAAGGATGAAGTCAAAATGATAGAATGGCTCAAATCAACATTTTCTCGCTTTCGTGAATCTTGGAGATCATTCAAGCGAGAGTGGCGTTTCAACTCCCAAGACAGAGCGGATAACAAGGTCAGGGGCAATCCGTTCTGGATAATGGGGTTCGGGAGGCTTCGCGATCCGAGCTACCACACAGACGATACGTTTGATATGAAGCCGCCCTATTATGGAAGGCCCTTGATGAGGATTGATGGCCGCGTTTTTGTCCTCAAGCATACGCATTACAACCCAACAACGAATGTCGTTCGATATCTGGACACAGACAAGCCTGCGGACGGGTTCGTTGTTTTGACGCCGGATTGGCTGGAAGTGTTAGAATGAAGCCTAACACCCTCTAACGAGGAATTGATCGTGACCAAGAAATCGCCCTACGTCGAAATGCTGGAACGCACGAACAAGCAGTTGGCCCGCAGGGTCGATAGGTTCAAGGAATCATACGAGGAGGTCATGCCGCTGGTGTCGATCCTCTCGCACTACTATCCCGCAGGGATCAGGGAGATCACGGACGAGGGAAAGCACAAGGGCACCATCTCCGTCTACATCGACCTGCCTGCTGGCCAGTGCTACTGGCGCGTATTGCCAGAGCACCTATACCTGTTCTCCCACCTGAAGGCATATCCGCAGGCATGGTGCGGCGAACGGGATGTCAACTTGGCCCGTCTCCAAGAGACAGCCAAAATCGAGCAACTATGGGAAGGCGAAAATGGATATGACGGATCGCAAAACACACTTGACCCCTGATGAGAAGCTGCGCGCAGCCTACGCCTATCTGATCAACGACATCGAGCAGCATCACATAGCATCCCTGTTCGGGGTGAACAGCGGACGCATTGCCGAGACAGTCATGGCCGTCAGGGCGGCTGTAGGCATGCCGGAGGTACGTAGGAAACCCAAGTCATCGGAGGCCGTCCTAGCCCCCTCCAAGCTCGTCTAGCGGCATCAGGACGACGACCCAGAAGGCCCATGGATTGACCTCCGTGGGCCTTTTTCGCTTGCGGAGGTTGCGGAGAAGCAGGCGAAACTCATACCATAAGACTAATGGCAAAGACCTTCGCTTTCAACCTCCGCAAATCACCGAACCGATTGCGGAGGTTGCGGAGAAGCCCCCGCTAAGTCATTGAAATCATTATGCGGAGGTTGCGGAGGTTGCGGCGAAGGTCGATGGCGAAACTTATGGTATTACTCTGTAAGAGTAAATACCTTCGCCTAGGGGCGCTTTGCGCCGCCCCGGCTCAGGGCGGAAGTCGCCCTCCGCTTTCGCTCCGGGCGAGCATCCGCGCAGACGTTTCTTTTTTCGGTGTTTACAGGGGAGGCGAAGGTATGCACTATGGACGAACCATCGCTATGACAGGAAGGGGTTTTGGATGACAGAAGCTTTGAAGGTGGTAGGTGGACGAAGGCTTGTTGTGCATGATGACGAGGTTGAGATTGGCGCGCATGGAAATTGGAGGCTGGTCGAATGCCCGGCCTATTCGAGGGACGGCTGGAAGAGCTTGAAGCTGTACCTCGATGAGATCGCCCCGAAGAACGTCTGGAGGATTGGCGTTCGGAAGGGGAAGATGTCGCGGTGCTATGACGCGGGGCTGCTGATGGCCCACAGTCCTTCACTGGCCGATTGGATATGCGCGGTTGCCGAAGGGAAGGTTGCCAGCTTCCCTGAAGACCCCAACGATGGCGATGGCGTGTTTCCCGTTCCACTCCACATCAGGTCGTTCATCCTGAACGTGGTGAGGGAGGCTCAGGCGACAGACAGGCCGTGGTCGAACGCTCCGCAAACCAGAACGCGAGGGCGCTTCCTGCCGACACTGATCGTGAGTGAGTTCGGCATGAAAGTTGATCGAGCGAAAATATACGTCAGAGCGATGATCAAGGAGGGGCTGATCAGGGTGGTTGTCTTGGACAAGAAAAAGCACAGGTCGGGATTGGTAGTTTGCGAAGGAGAACATGAGAATGGCTAAATCGACATCGAGATTTCCGCAAGAGAAGACACCGACGGCATTTGGCCTGCCGACACGAGAGCCGACGCCTGAGTGGCAGGCGACGGTCGGGACATACCTTGCTGGCCAAGCCGAAGTTGACGAGATGGACCTCGTGGCCATCGAGATGGAAAAGAAATGGGGCGTGGACAGGCTCCGGCTCTTGGTGCCCGTAGACCTCCGCGAGAAGTTCGACCGGCAGCGCTACCTCGTCAATCAGGCGCTGTGGCATGGCCAGTTGGAAGACGTCAGGCAGCAGTCGAAGAGGATGATCAGCGCTTGGAGGGCTCTAGATCGAGCAGCGGAGGCCACCAAGGCCCCTGAAAGGGATCCGGAGGTATGGGAGGTCATCTTGGACGATGGGTCTGTGGCTGCCCTCGTCAGGACCGGCTACGAGGCCCGCAAAGTGAATGCAGAGGGGCGCGGGATGCAGGTCTTCACTTTGGACGAGATAGGAAGGCTGTTGTCGGGCTTCCCAGCCCTTGCAGCGGCCAAGGCAGTCTTCCCCGGCGCAACGGTCACGAAAACGAAGACAGCCGTCCACGACCCCTTGCAGGGCATTCCTGACAGCAAGGCCCCGATTGATGACAGTTTGCCTTGGTAGGAACAAATGAACCACAACGAAGAAGATGAGCTCTTTAACATGGACCCAATTCTCGAAAGGGAATTGGCGGACATTCTCTGGAACACAATGCAGAAGGATACCTACCTGAACATGTATTACGTTGTGAATCAGTTTTCTCGCCATGGAACGCCGCAGGAAATCCATGCGGCCCTCAACAAGCTATTGGAAAAGGGGCGCGCATATCTCACGCCCGGAAAAACGCGGATGAAGTGCCTGTGGGGCTGGCAATGGGGAAATCCCGGACAATGAAAAAGGGGCCGGGGCTTTCACCCCAACCCCTCCATACATGTACATCTTAATTCTTCACTCGTTCTGGTTGATCAAAGCTTGTCGAGGATCCAGTCAAAATTTATCAGTTCTTCGGCAACGGCCCTGACTAGCAACTTGACGGTCAGGGGTATTGGGTGAGCCCCTGACAGCCAAAGTCTGACCGTTCTGGGCGTCTTCCCGGTGATAGCCGCGAGATCTGGGGCGGTTAGTTGATGTTCTTGCATGAAATACCGGAGATAATCAGGCGTCATTTTCCAGCCTTTCGAGCATTTCGTTGATGTCGTAGTTCACGAGTGATTCCGTCCACCAAGGCGCGCCATAATCGCATGGCCTGCCCTTGATCTCGCACCACACTCTCCAGAGGTCGAAGTTGGCTTCTGCGCAGGAGCGAACCTGATCCGGGATAGGGTGAATGAATTGAAGGATCTGGGCCAGTTGGTTATTTGTTATCATCTTCTTCCACCTTTTTTATAGTAAAACCAAAATTTCTCATATGCTTTTTAAATAGATTTTCCAAACGTTCCTTTTCTTTTTCTTTAATTTCGATGGTTTGGACTGTTTCATCAATCCACATTTGAAGTTTTTCAGAAGTCTTTACAGCAGAGTTGCCTTCCCATTCGTATGCTTTGACAATGCACAGATCAAGAATGATCCTGATGATACTGACTTCTGCTTCAGGAGCCAGCTTTCTTGCTTTCTTTGTTGTTTCCATAAATGAGTTTTCAACTTCATCGCAGATTTGCATAAATTTTTTTGCTTCTTTTTTCGTTATGAGGGTCATGGGATTGCCTTTCGGTGGGAGAGCGGGGGCAGTGTCCTGCCCCCTGTTGGATCAGGCGAACGCCTTGGCCAAAGCCTTGACGCGCAGGGTGATGGTGGGCTTGATCGCGGTGGCGAAGCAGCGTTTGAAGTCAACGTCGCTTAGAAGGGTCTGGGCAAGATCCTTCGAGAAGGTCGTGGGGTAGCTCTCGGACACGGTCACTTCGGCCAGATCACCAACAACCGACTTCTCGCCAGTGGCGATGATTTCGGCCTTGATGGCGTCACGCTTTTTGGTCAGCTCCTTGATCTGGGCGTCAAGGGCGGCATAGTCGTTGGCGAGAGAAGCGGTGTTGGACATGTTAACCTCCGGGGTCGTCAGCTCATCTGCTGATGTTTTGATTATACGGAAATAATTTCATCCTGCAATAGGCTTTGGGGAAATTTTTTCAATTTTATCCAAAACATTTTGAAATTCCACAATGTCCATCCTTTCCTTCAAAATGAACAGAGCAATATCAATGGCAAGCGTTCTCTCGCGCGTAACCGGAAGTTCGGCCAAGCCGAACGCCCCCTGTGTCAAAAACCGCGTAGAGTGATGGCGAAAGTTCTCAAGGATGCCTGTGTATTTTTCCGCGTTGGTCATGGTTCACCTATCGAAGAGCATGCAGATGATGGCGACAAGAGACAGGAAGGCGGCTAGGGCGACGACTTCGAGGAAGCAGTAGATCATTTGCTTAATCATTTCCTGCGCCTCCCAAGGGCCGCGTAGGCGTCCATCTCATCGAGCATGGCGACGACTGCCGGATCGGTCGAGGCCCTAACCTGCTGGGCCCGCAAGGGCTGGGTGGTTGGATATGTCGGCTTGCCAAGGTCGAAAACCTTTGGGATCTTGCGGACAATGAGCAGGTTGGAAACCTGCCTGAAATTGTTATCAATCCTCATTTTGCATGCCCTCCACAATCAGCAAAATGCTTCTCAAGCTTCTGCATCTCTTCCTTCAAACGATGCCGGAAGAACTCTCGCCTGCTTTCCTCTTCGGCCCAGTAGACCAGCAAGGCCCAATGCGCGACCTGTTCAGCAGCATGTTGGATATGCACATGCTTCAGCTTGGTCATGTTATCCATCAGAACGCCTCCCCTTGAATTGACGCAGCCAGCTTTTCAGCGACTGGGCGAAGTTCCATGCGAGCCTTCTCCAGAATTTTGGCGTCTTCGGGGTTAAGGAGGGCGGCCTCTGTAGGGTGCCGTCGTGCATGGATCATAATCCGCATCGCGTTGGCGATGAGGGGGTACTTGCGGTACTGGTCGATGAGCTTCTTCATTTCAATTCTCCTTGGGGTTGGTGGGGGCCGAAACCCCCGGTTGATCAGATCTTGACGTACTGGGAAGGATCCAGCCAGAAGGGGCCACCCATCGAGCCGACCAGCTCGCCCTGCACGAAGATAGCTTCGACGTATTCGCTCTCGTCAGCGGTCTCCATCTCCACCAGCTCGACGAGGTCGCGAGCCGCAACCTCGGAGTGAGGGTCAACCCCGAGGACATGGTCAACGATGGTCTCGCACATGTGGTCCCAGAGATAGGGGCCAGAGGCGGTGAAGGTCAGGCAGGGGGTGGTCTCGTTAAGGGCGTAGAAGTTAAAGGTCATGTCGATCTCCATGTGGTTGGTCGTTTCCGATGAATTGACTATAGACGGAAATAACTTCCGTCGTCAACAGGAAAAATCCGTGATAAAAGAAAAAAATGAAATCCAGCGCAAAAAATGCCGCTTGGTAGGAACTTGACATGACTGACACGCTGGCTCACGATATCGCTCACAGGATTTGCACGTTCAACCTTTCGGAATACGAACAAGGCAATCCCTGTGTTGAGATCTGTTGCTGGTGCGCAGAGCAGGCTCAATCCCTCATTGATATCTTCAACGCGCACAAGGAGCTTGGATATGACGAACAATCAGCTTGCATCAATCGTGGACCGGATCGAGAAGCTTGAGCTTGAAAAGGCTGACATCGCTGACTTGATCAAGGACGTATACACCGAGGCCAAGTCTAACGGCTTCGACGTCAAGATCCTTCGCAAGATCATCGTCCAGCGCAAAAAGACGGACGAAGAGCGCAAACTTGAACAAGACCTTATCGACACCTATATGAATGTTCTGGGCATGCTCGCCGATCTTCCGCTCGGTCAGGCTGCCCTTCGTAACATCTCCATCTCTCGCGAGTTTGACTGACATGGCAAAAGCGCCCGACAAGAAGTCCGTTGAGAAGCGTCCTGTCGGGCGTCCTTCGTCCTACAAACCTGAATATTGCGACATCGTCATCGCCTATGGTCGAGAGGGTTGTTCGCCTGCTGAGATCGCTTCGCGCCTCGATATTGATCGAGCGACCCTCTATGATTGGAGGGATCACCATGAAGATTTTTCCACAGCGCTCAAGAAAGCGAAGACGCACGAGCAGGAATGGTGGGAGAAACAGGGCAAAATCGGCCTGACTTCCGGGAAATTCAACGCGACCGTCTGGACGAAGTCTATGCAGGCGCGGTTCCGTGAGGATTACACAGAACGCACTGAGATCACGGGCAAAGACGGCTCTGCTATTGAAATGAAGACGACCCACCTGCTGGATGTCAGCGATTTGGACATTGACGAGCTTGACGTGCTGGAAGCTGCGCTTCTCAATACGTTGGGGAAATCCAGTGGGGCAGATTAAGCTTCCAAAGAAGATCGACCTCAAGCTTAACCTTAGAAACGTCCAGAAGACCGCCTGCGAGCTGTCTTTGGCGGCGTTCATCAAGCGCGCGTGGCACATCATCGAGCCAGCCCAGCCTTACGTCCACGGCTGGCACATCGACTTCCTGTGCGACCATCTGGAGGCGATCACGGAAGGCAAGGTGCTGGACAATGGCGAGATCTACAACAGGCTCCTGATCAACATCCCGCCGGGCACGATGAAGAGCCTTTGCACTTCGGTCTTCTGGCCTGCGTGGGAGTGGGGGCCAAAGAACATGCCCAACATGCGCTACGTCTGCGTGTCCCATAGCCAAGACCTCGCCATCCGCGATAACATCCGCATGCGCCGCTTGGTCGAAAGTGATTGGTATCAAGACCTGTGGCCGCACGTTCAAATGGTCAGCGATCAGAATGCCAAGACCAAGTTCGAAACCACCGCCACGGGCTTCAGGCAGGCCGTGGCAGCCGGTTCGATCACAGGCGCTCGTGGGGACAGGGTGATCATCGACGATCCTCTGAGCGTCGAGGACGCCGCCTCGGAGCAGATCCGCAAGACGCGAGAGGACTGGTTTCTTGAATCCGTGCCTTCGCGCCTCAATAACCCGATCTCGTCGGCCATCATCGTCATCATGCAGCGCCTGCATGAGAGCGACACTTCTGGCCTGATCCTCGACAGGCAGCTTGGTTACGATCACATCTGCCTACCCATGCGCTTCGTGGCATGGCGCAAGGAGTTCCCGACCAAGCTGGGCTACGTCGATCCTCGCGAGGAGGAGGGCGAGCTTCTGTTCCCGGATCGCTTCCCCCAGTCCGTCGTGGACCGTGACGAGCGAATCATGGGCATCTACGCCACCGCTGGGCAAAATCAGCAGGAGCCTGTCCCTCGTGGTGGCGGCATCATCGAGCGCGAGTGGTGGCAGGTCTATCAGAACGAGGACAACGCCTACCCCGCCTTCGACTACATCGTGGCGGCTCTGGACACCGCCTATGGCGAGAAGCAACACGAGGGCGACTTCAGCGCCCTGACCGTGTGGGGCGTGTTCACATCTGACCTGACTGCCCAGATCACCAAGACGGTCGGGGCGAACGGCATGATGACCGTCGAGCGGTCGTACACAGATCAGCAAACACCCAAGGTCATGTTGATCTACGCCTACAACAAGCGCGCCCCGTTCCATCAGCTCCTTCAGGACACCGCCGACATCTGCACCAAGTTTCAGGTGGACCGCGTCCTCGTCGAGGGCAAGGCAAGCGGCCTCTCGATCCTTCAGGAGCTGCGCAGGGTCTACGGGCATGAGCCTTGGGCCATCGAGGCCGTGAACCCGGAGGGCGACAAGATCGCTCGCCTATACAGCGTCTCGTCTCTCTTCAGCGACGGTCTCGTCTATGCCTCGACCAAGGAATGGGCCGAACAGGTCATTCTCCAGACCTGCAACTTTCCCAAGTCCAAGAACGACGACTTGGTCGATACGGTCTCGATGGCGCTCCGCCACCTGCGCAAGATCGGCATCCTCCAGCGCTCCGCCGAGCGCGTGGCCGAGCTAGAGAACATGAAGCAGTATACGGGCAAGGCTCCTGCGCCCCTTTACGCCGTCTGAACGATCAGGCAGAAGAACACGCCAACACAATCAGGTGAACACAATGCAACGAGTGCTCTGCAACGCAATCGTGGACGAGATCCGCATGGTAAAGCCGGGCGAGAAGGGCCTGAATACTTACCGCGTGGAGGTCTGGGGCCGCGAACCACATGACTATGTGCGCATCTATGAAATAGCCATGCGATCTGATACATTGGCCGCGCAAGAGGGGTTGCGGCGGTTCGTCGAAGAGATGGAACAGCTCGACCAGCAGTCAGGGACTTAATCCATGCCACTCACGCCCGGCCTTGTGCCCAACATCCGCCAGCCAGCCCCCGAACAGCCGGGGCTGCCGGATCCCGTCGATGTGGTGGTGGAGCATGCCGATGAGGGCGCTGACCTTCCTCAATTCGACGACAGTGGCGCAGTCCTCAAGATCGAGCATGGCGATGGATCAATCACAGTCTCTCTCGACGGTCGTCCAATCTCGGAAGGGCGCGACAAGGGCCGCGAAGGTTGGTTTGATAACCTTGTTGATGACATTGACGACCTTGAGCTTGGCCGCATCAGTGCTGATCTCCTTCGCGGCATTGAGGATGACCTCAAGAGCAGGCAGGAGTGGATCGAAGACCGGGCACAGGGGATCAAGCTCCTTGGCCTGAAAATCGAGATCCCCGGTTTGCAGGGGGCGTCTGACGGCGCTCCGGTGGAAGGCATGTCCAAGGTCCGCCACCCGCTGCTGCTTGAAGCAGTGCTGCGGTTCCAAGCCAACGCGCGTTCGGAGCTGCTGCCCACCGATGGGCCGGTCAAGATCCGCGACGACGACAACAACGGCACCCTCGAAGAGGACCAGCTCGCCAACGCGCTCGAACGGGACATGAACCACTTCCTGACGGCGGTGGCCTCCGAATACTACCCCGACACCGACCGCATGCTGCTTATGCTGGGCTTTGGTGGCACGTCCTTCAAGAAGGGCTACTTCTGCCCTCTTCGCAATCGCCCCGTCATCGAGAGCGTCGATGCTGACGACCTGATCGTCAACAATGCCGCCACTGACCTGAAGAACGCCACGCGAATCACGCACCGTTCCTTCATGCGACCGTCAACTGTCAAGCGTTTACAGATACTTGGCGTCTATAAGGACGTCGATCTGCATCAGGCCGAAGCCCCGAAGCTCGACGCCGTTCAGCGCGAGAAGAACGCGCAGCAGGGCATTATGCAGGAGGGCATGCGCCCCGAAGACCGCGACCGCGAGATCTACGAGTGCTATTGCGAGCTGGACGTCGTCGGCTTCGAGCACCGGTGGAAGGGCAAGAAGAGCGGTCTTGAGATCCCCTACCGCGTGACCATCGACGTCAGCTCGAAGCAGATCCTATCCATCGTCCGCAACTATGACGAGGATACCAAGAAGCTCCCCGAGGCGCGCCAGAACTTCGTGAAGTACACCTTCGTGCCGGGCATGGGCTTCTACGACATTGGCCTCCTGCACATCCTCGGGAACACTACGAACGCCATCACGGCAGCGTGGCGCGAGCTGCTGGATGCGGGCATGTACGCCAACTTCCCCGGCTTCCTGCTGGCCGACACCGGCGCTCGTCAGAATACGAACATCTTCCGCGTTCCGCCCGGCGGCGGTGCTCTGGTCAAGACTGGCGGGATGCCGCTCAATCAGGCCATCATGCCCCTGCCCTACAAGGAGCCGTCCGCCGCTCTGATGTCCCTTGTCTCCGACATGGCGATGACCGGCATGAGGATCGGCGGCACGTCTGAGCAACAGGTCGGGGAGGGCCGGGCAGATGCTCCGGTCGGCACGACCCTTGCCATGATCGAGCAGGCGACGAAGGTCATGAACGCCGTTCACAAGCGCATGCACGCCGCCCAGTCCGAAGAGTTTCAGATGCTCGTCAAGCTCTTCAAGGAGCACCCTGAGAGCTTCTGGCAGAAGAACCGCAAGCCAGCCAATGCGTGGGACGAGGCGACGTTCCTTCAAGCGCTGGAGGACTGCGAGCTGGTTCCGCAGGCCGATCCGAACACTGCGTCGCACGGCCAGCGCGTCATGAAGATCATGGCCCTGAAGCAGCTTCAGCAGTCCAACCCCTCGATGTACGATCCTATTGCCATCGACACGGCAGCCCTTCAGGCCATTGGCTGGAGCAACCCGTCCCAGTTCCTCGCCCCGCCGAACGCTCAGGCTGCGCCGCCTCCGGAAATGCAGCAGATGCAATCGAAGATGGCTGCGGAGCAGAAGGATTCGCAGGCGCGTATGATGATGGCTCAGGCCAAGACCGCCGAAGTTCAGGCCAAAATCCAGCAGGGCGCATACGCTCCCAAGCACGATGGCGGCTTGCAGCCCAAGGGCGAAAAGGAAGAGCACCTGAACCCCATCGACCTGATGGATGCCAAGGCTCGTCTCATGTCGGCCCACACCAAGGCCGCAGAAGCGGGCATCAGGCAGAAGGTTGCTGCTGCCGAAGACCACAACCGCTCCATGGACCGTCAGAGCCGCGAGCGCATCGAGCTGCTGAAGCTTGCCAAAGACCTGACGATGCACCCGGAAATGGCTTCCACGGTCGAAAGCCTCGCCGAGCCTGCCAAGCAAGACCTGAAGAGCGGAGAATAAGCGATGGCCGATAATGCAATAACCAGAATGAACTCTGGCATCGCCGACTTAATGCGACAGTATCCAAGTAGAGATACGCCTGCGTATGGTGACGTTCCTCCGGGATATATGCTGTCGCGTAATGCGGATGGGAAGGTTGTTGTAGTTCCTGCCAACAAATACACACCATCGACTGGCGCTAGGCCAGATCAAAGCCTTACGGTTGGTCCCAATGGTGAAGTTGTGTCGTCCCCATACATCTCTCCTGCGTTGGATAAAGCTCTAGATGTCGCACGGGGAAACGCTAGTCCCGCTTTGTCGTTTGGCGAAACAGGTATGGCAGACCCATCCGGGTCAAGCTTCTTCACGCCCCAGTATACAGATGCAGA